CTACTAAAAATTTAACAGCAGCTATTATACCAATGAGTACTGCACCTATAAGTATTATTGGTCCAAGTGTTGCAACTAAAGTTCCGGCTGCTGGTATTGCAGCTCGTAGTCCACCTACTATTCCTTGAACTCCACCACCTGCTTGTGTAAATCCTTGAACTATACTTTCTTGAAACTGGGCCTTTACACCATCAAAGTTAAATGCTTTCTTAATAAACCCACCACCTGGAATTGCGTCTATGACTCCTTCAATACTATTAAACATTCCATCAAATTGGCCAGCCAGTTCTTCACCTACCTCAGTTTGTTGTTGTTTAAGAGCAAGTTGTTTTTCTTCATAGCCTACCATTTGTTGACTAAGCTTTGCAGATTTTTCTTGCATTTTTTGTATTTGGCTAGTAATTAGTGAAGATTTTAATTTCTTTTGTTCAATCTGTTTTTGCACAGCATCAAGAGCCTTTGCAGATTTCATATTTCCACTACCTGCTTGTTCTTGTAGTTTTGCAGCTCTTTCCTGAAGTTTTGCTAGTGCCTCAACGTTTCCTTGTTGTTTGTCTTGTAACTTGGCTATTCTTTCTTGGGCCTTCTCCATAGCGGCATTTCCAGCCGTAACCAATGAAGTATACGCCTTGTAGTCTTTAGCGGCATCTCGCCAACTACCACGGTATTCTTTTCCACCACCTGCTGTATCACCAAATTTTTCAGACATAGATATTTACCTTATAATTTTTTTAATAATTTATCTGTATTTGAGATTTCTTTTTCTAAGTCAAAGATTGCTTTTTCTAGATTATCCTTTGCCTCAAAATAGTCATTACCAGCCTTTACTAGTCTAGGGTCATTTTCATATCTTGCATATAGTTTCTTTACCTTTCCTCTGTTAAACATTTGTAAAACTTTTGAGAAAAACTTAGTAAATATGCTTTCTGATATTACACCTTCGCTTAAAGGTATCTTATTTAGTTTAGCCATGAGTCTACTCTCCTAATATATTATTATCTACTAATAAATATCAATTCTATTTGATTTTAGGAGGTTTTACTTTTTAGAAAAGAACTGTGGAGGTCTAGGATTTTTTGTTGTTGAACTACGTTGTGCCCTTGACATTGCTTCATCATGTTTTTTCTGTTGTTCACTATAATGTTCATTAGCTTGTTGAATGCAGTACTTACGCATCCACACAGGCATATTATAGACTTCACTCCATGAAAAGCCTCCTTGTCCGTGGAACGTCAAATCAAAGACCTGACGAAAAATACCGGGCCTATCTTTAGACCCTAGGCCAAAAAAAGTCTTGTGTAATTGGAAATGGTATATCTTCAGCATAACCGCAATGTTCACACTCAAAATATACATCAGTTTCTAAATCCGGTGTTAGCTCTTTAATATAGTTTCTTAATGCTAATGAATCCCTTGATAACATAGTATCAACTGTTGCGTTTATTATATCAGTACTATCGTCATTATCAACTGAAATTATTTGTTGCTTTAATCTTGCAGTTACTTGTGACTGTGTTCTTTCACCATATCTATTTTTACCCTTTCTAGCCTTTGCAGCACTAGCAGCTTGCATTTCATCACCGTGAGTTGTTAGTCTAAAAGTTACAACCTTTTTTGATATAGGTAGTGAAAAGTCAAATCTATTCTCATTGTTAAATTTTGAAAAATCTATTTCCCTATCTCTAAATGATGTTATGTCAACTTCAACAATATTTTCTTCACCACATTTAGGACAGTTGACTTTAGTTTCATACTTACCACCATACCCTAAAACACGAGCTGCCATCATTACAGCATTTTTATCACCTACTAGTAAATCGTTATAGTTAATTTTTTTTCCATCACCATTTCCTACAATTAGTGACTGTAATAATCTATCAATTGCAATTCCTTTTTTAAGTAAATTATCTGAAGTTAGAATATCTTCTTCCTTGGCCGTCATATATTTCATTTCGACTTTACCAGATGATAGTGGATTGTCTAGTGGATATGCTAATCCTTTACTAGGCAATTCTACAACCTCAGTAGGGTATTCTGTGTTAGTTTGTGTTTTTTGATGCTGTGAAATTAATTGTTCCTTAATTGCATCATTACTCATTTGGTCTTTAGACATAACATTCTCCTTAACGTTTATAACTTTTAGTATATATAAATATAAAAGTAAAACAAAAAAAAGTCCCAAAAAATGGGACCTTTTTTCAAAATATATTTAATGACAGAATTTAGAATTGTAAGATTGCATAATCGTATGCTAATGTAAGCTCGATATTTAACGGGTCATCTGTTGACCAATCCAAGTCTCCAAACGTTGCACCTGTAATAAATGCACCTTTTAGAGTCCACTCCTCAACCTTATCACCTACAGGACCTAAAACATTAAATGTTACATCTTTCTTATAGAAATCAGAATACCCAGCTCTACCAGTTACTGATTCATAGTGTAGTCTTACCCACTCCATAACAGCCTGAGCACCTGATGGTACAATAGGGTCATATAGTGTACAAGTTACATCTTGCCATTCTAGCCTACCAGCTATTTTTCTATAAGTATTCATATGATCCATTTTTTTAGCTTCTTGAGCTATTCCAGGTCTACTAATCTTTTTACAGATAAAACTTGGAATACCGTCAACAAACATTATGAATCTGTTTGATGTCTTTGGCTGAAAGGCCTTAAACATTATGTCATTAGCGTCGATTAATTCTGCCATTTGTATTCTCCTTTAATATAAATATATTCTTTCCTAAGTTTTTAATCGTTAAACGATGCTCCAGTTGGTAAAATGTTGAAGTCTACTACTATAAATTCTGCTGCTTTAGCTGGCTGAATAAATATTTCACCTTTCATTATGTTTCTATCAATTAAATCTGGAGTATTGTTTGTTTCATCCATTACAACTCGGAATGCAAATAAACCTTGTTGCTGTTGTACTGATTCTAAATAAGGATTAACTGTACTTAGGAATCTATTTCTTGTTGCTGCTGTATTGTTTTCAAATACTAAGAATCTTGCAGAAGAAGCAATAAACTTCTTAAGGTTGATTAATAGTCTTCTAACATTTACTCTATCTAAAGCAGATGCTTTAACTTGTAATGTTTTCTGTCCAAATACAGTTACACCTTGACCTGGGAACATTGCGATAGGGTTAATTCTACCATCATACAATGTATCTCTCTCAGCATGTGTTAATCTAGTGAATACATCCGTTGCAGTTGTTAAACCACCTCTATTAAGACCTGCAGGAGCAAACCATTCTGCTGCTACAGAATCATTAAATGAATATACACCAGGTAATACAACTGATGGTGGTACAAATAAATGCTTGTTTAATGAACTATCAAATATTTTTACCCATGGATAGTATATTGCTGCATAACTAGTATCATAGTTATCAGCTTGACCTGTTACAGTTGCAATACTATCGATTGTTGCTGCACCTGTTAACGCCGCTGCATCCATTATATAGAATGCGTCAGCTCGTTGTTCACAAACATCAATTGCCTTTTGAACAGTTGCAGAGTGTAATCTTGAAATAACACCTGGAGTTACAACCATGTTAATATCAAATTCATCAGCATTACTAATTGCATTTAGTGCTTTTGCATATCCTAAATGTCCTGTTGCAGTTTTACTAGATAAATCAAATCCAAAAGTATTTGTACCTGTTATATTGTGGCCACTATTAATAGATGTTGCTGGGTTTCTTCCGTCAAATCCATCTTGGAATGGTACAATGAACTTTCTACCATCAATTGGACTTGATGAACCACTAAATGATGAACTTGCGTCTGTTGCATGATCACCGTGAGATATACATGTTGATAAGTTAAATGCACCTCCACCATTATTAGCTGATGAGTCATCAAGTGGCAATAAGAAGTTTATGTTATCATTTGTTGTTTCAATGTTATCATAATCAAATCCGTGGTGAGCATTCACATTATAGTTACCATTAACATCAACTTGTTCAATTTTTACCGATGCAGTTGGTAACAATCCCATTGATGATGGAATTGGATCTTTAACAGCGGCAAATCCATAAGGTACTAATCCTTTAGCTAAACCACCATCATGTAGTCCACTTGCTGGGTCAATATAAATAAACGTAGATTTGTTTGTATAATCACCAGTTGTGAATATTTTTCCGTTTGCATCAATTGTTCTATTTTGGTCACCAATTACTCTACTAACAAAGTTTGGAGAGTTTGGATTTAAGTTAAGACCTGTAAATGATTCTAGGACAACTGGTGAGTTATCAGTATCATTAAATTGTCTAACACTTAATGTAAATGTTCCGAAATCACTATTTGGAACTTGACTTGCAAATTTAACATTAGATATTGCAATTTTGAAGTCAGTATTTGTTGAAGTACCATGAGCTCTTGTTTTTACTCTAAATAAATTAGTAGTACTTGTTCCGTTTGTATGTTGTGAAGTAATAAATGGTGTAGCCGCTTGGTTATATGCTGGGCTAGTATCTGTTCCACCATTTTTAATATCAAATGCAACTGCTTTTTCAAATGAAGATGTGTTGAATGAAGAAGCACTTACTTTCATAAACTGTGAAAAGTTCATATAAAGGTATGCTTTACCTGTTGCATCTGGAGTATTACCAAATAAATTTGCAATATTATTAGTGTCACCATCTGTAAATGATGCAGTAACAGCTTCACCTGCAGTATGTGCAGTTCCTTTTAATAAAAATTGTGTATTTGTTGAAGTTTTGTTTGCAGCTGCACTATCTAATGCAAAGTCTGTAAAATTACCACCTATTGCATCTGCATTTTTACTTGGATGTAATACCGATACAACTGTTGCACCTGCGCCGTCAACACCAATTGAAGAACCAACAACTCCTGGAGATGCTTGTTCGTCAGAACCTGACTGCATACCTATATTGTTACCAGCAGTACCTGCAGAACTTGCTGATAAATTCAACACTAGTGCAGATGCTGTAAATGTTCCAACACCTTGGATTGATACATTATTAACTTCAGTAATTAAATTTGCCAATGAACCTGCAGCATCAGAACCTGTTGCAAAGTAAAATAGGTTTATACTTGACTGGTCAGCTGGAGGAGTTGCATCATCTGAAGCCTGGAAAGTAAACACTGTTCCATCAGAACCTGTAATAAAGAATTGTTGTTGATTGACAAACGCACCGTTCGATACGGACATTGTCACAGCAGCAGTTACACCACCTGCACCACCTAATTTCAATGCTACTGGAGTTGTTGCATATCCTGCAACTTCCATAACTCTAACAACTGTTACTGTTCCTGCATTTTGTAAATATTGTTTAACTGTATAAGGTACATATGATACTCGTGTGTCACCACCAAAAATTTTACCAAGCACCATTACAGCCTCCCTTCTTGTTTCATTTTATCACTGATTTTTTTCATCTTAGTCCTTAAATCATCTTCTTGATATTTTTTTCTCATTTCATTGATATAAGTTTTTTCTTCGTAAGTTGTTATTCTCTTACGACATTTTCTCAAGTCAATTTTTTCATTCTCTCGCTGAGACGCATAGCTCTTTGAGGAGTGTGTTTCTTGCACCATAACGAATCTTCCATTTCAAAACCAGCATTAACATAATCTTTTTCTTTTCTTATTGGATCATGGCTCTTTGTGCGGGAATAATGTATTCTTCTTTCTTCCTCTCGCATCTTTTGCTCTCTTAATTTTTTAACTTTATCATCAATTCTTTTTTGATTTATTTTTCCTATGCTGTGCATGTACCGGTGGTCCTTGGTCAATGCAGCATGTTTTGTTTTACTATTGTTTTTGTTTGGTTGTTGTTGATCTTCATACTCCTTAAAAGCGTCACTTCTCGTTACACTAGGGTTACTTTTACCTACTCTTTGAGGGGTATAGAACGTATCAATATGCTTTTCTAGGCTATCAGCTAAATACATGACACGTCCTTTACCGGTGACGATGTAATCAATTTCCTCAGTTCCACGTAGGCGCCTCATTCTAAGGGCAGAAGTAGTAATGCCTAGTTTTTTAGCTACTGCATGAGGCTTTAGGTATGACACAATTATAAATATCATTTTTTATAGACAACAGCAAAACGGCTCACGGCCCATGAACAACATTAAAAATTAATTTTAGTGTTTCTCTTTTTTTGTTAGCCTGCTTTGATCCCTGAGCTACGGCAACAGTAAGACACTAATAACACCAGATAAGTTTTATTTTCGTTTAGTTCGTCTAGCTAGCAGATAGAAAAGGTAAATTTACGTGAAAGCATGTTTTGTGTTTAAAAACTTTAAGGGAACTTAAGGGAACAAAAGGTAACTCTGCAGCTGCAGTATTATTTATTTGTTTTAATTT